CGGCAAAATCGGCGTGACAATGGCGAAGCCAAACCCCCACCGTGCCCCGACCCCCCAAATTTATAAGTAAGGCTCCATAAGTCCTGTAGACTCTCGAACTTACATAAACGATCAGAATTTTTTAAAACCTTACCCCACTGAAGCCTCAAAAAGCGGGTTTTTAGTAACGCATTTACTTCAACCCCTACGCCTTGCATATAGGAAACACCCCCCCTATAGGATTCCTTACCTCCCCTTGCATTTTGTATATCACTTGTGTATAAATTCAACAAACTTGGGAGACCCCATGCAACAGCTACTTCCTGAAATAGATGAATCAGTACCGCTACCACGTAGCGCAACGAACATAGACCTAGACTTATCCCCCCGCGAAGAGATTGAAATGCGGGCGCGGACATTAAAGCTGCTTGCAGAACTAACCAATACCACAATTGAGACGGACGAAGAGGACGAGATCAAGGCCAGACAACTCATGGCCCACGTCAATGCCAACCCCGACTTTGTGCCGGACTTCGATAAATTCTCAAATGGTTCCATCCTTATACTGGCAGAGTTGGTCAAGGCAAACAGTGTCCAGATAGTCCCAGAACTCTCTTCCCTTAAACATTACATAGTCAATAAACTGATATTCGAGGTCGAGTATTCCAAGTCGTCCAAAGATCGCATTGCAGCATTAAAGAGTCTGGGCGAGATCGACGGGGTCGATGCCTTCAAGAAACGAACGGAGACTACCCATCTTATTAAGCCTATCGAGGAAGTCGAGAAAGAACTCATTACCATTCTGGATAACATTGACTACGAAGTGATTGAGGATGGCGAGCCGGTTGAGGATATAGACGGAATGTTGGAACAGCTTCCCGATGAGGAAGGGGAATATACTGAATGAGTGCGGCGCGTAAATTATCCCCTGCCGACGTAGCCAAACTAAAGGCCGCTTTGCCCAAGATGAACGAGGAGCAAAAGCGCAAGACCGCCGCCTTGCTGGTGGATTGGTACAAGAAAACCAACATAGACCGTTCCAAAGATAACTTCATCTCCTTTATTAAGCATGTCTATCCGGGCTACATCGTAGGCCCTCACCACTATAGATTGGCTAAGATTTTCGAGGACGTTGCAGAGGGAATTAAGAAGCGCGTGATCGTCAATATTGCACCGCGTCACGGCAAGTCGGAGATGATTAGCTATCTGGCACCTGCGTGGTTTCTGGGGAAGTACCCCCATAAGAAGGTAATCATGGCCTCCCATACCGCAGACTTGGCGGTGAACTTCGGGCGAAGAGTCAGAAACTTGGTAGCCTCCGATGTGTACAAAGAGATATTCCCAGAGGTTGAGTTACAGGCAGACTCCAAGTCGGCCTCGCGTTGGGGAACTAATAAGCAGGGTGAGTACTTTGCCATCGGTGTCGGCGGTGCGTTGGCAGGTCGGGGTGCTGACCTCTTTATTATTGACGACCCTCACTCCGAGCAGGAGGCAAAGCAGGGCAGACCAGACGTGTTCGAGCCAGCGTGGGAGTGGTTCCAGTCAGGCCCAATCCAACGGTTGATGCCGGGCGGTGCGATCATTGTGGTGATGACGCGGTGGTCTAAGCTCGACCTTACGGGTCAGATTATTGACCACATGATGAAGAATGACGACGCAGACGAGTGGGAAGTCGTTGAGTTTCCTGCCATTTTGGATGATAAACCCCTGTGGCCTGAGTTCTGGTCATTGGATGAGTTGTTGGCTAAAAAAGCCTCAATGGACACGCGCTACTGGCAAGCCCAGTATATGCAGGAGCCGACATCGGAAGAGGGCGCACTTATTAAGCGTGAGTGGTGGCTAGTCTGGGAAAAGGATCAGCCTCCCCAGTGTGAGTATATTATTATGAGTCTGGACGCGGCTCAGGAAGCCAATACCCGTGCGGACTACAATGCGTTGCTGACGTGGGGCGTGTTCTACAACGAAGAAACCAAGATGAACAACATCATCTTGCTGAACGCAATCAAGGAGCGGTTGGAGTATCCAGAGCTAAAAGAGCTTGTGCTTCGGGAGTATAAGGAGTGGAACCCCGATACGTTCATCGTCGAAAAGAAGTCAAACGGCGCGACTTTGTACCAAGAGATGCGTAGAATGGGCGTTCCGGTGTGGGATTTTACACCGGGCAAAGGACAAGATAAGATAGCCAGAGTTAACGCTATATCAGACCTGTTTAAATCCGGGATGGTGTATGCACCTGATCGTAGATGGGCGAGAGAAGTGATTGAGGAATGCAACGACTTCCCAGCAGGTAAAAATGATGACTTGGTTGATAGCACTACTCTTGCTTTATTACGTTTTAGACAAGGCGGCTTTATTCGGCTGCCTAATGATGAGCCAGAAGAAATTAAGTGGTTCAAGTCAAGTAGACGGAAAGGATATTACTAATGAGTATTGACAAAGCATTATATGAAGCCCCGCAAGGGTTAGGCTCGTTACCAGAAGCGGAACCAATCGAGGTCGAGATCGTTGACCCTGAAGAAGTAAATATCTCAGGCCCGGGCTTTGAGATGCACATGGAAAAGCGAGAGGCTGATTTCGATGCCAACCTTGCGGAAGTGATTGATGAAGCTACGCTTAAGAGTTTAGCATATGACTTGTTGGAAGATGTTGAAGATGATATGCGTAGCCGGAAAGACTGGCTCGACATTTATATTAAAGGGCTGAAGTTACTTGGCCTCAAGTATGAAGAGCGTAGCGAACCTTGGGCGGGCGCGTCTGGCGTATTCCATCCGTTGCTGATGGAGTCAGCGGTTAAATTCCAAGCCGAACTCATTATGGAGACCTTCCCAGCCGCAGGGCCGGTACGCACCGAGATTGTTGGTAAAGAAACTCCAGAGACATTAAAAGCAGCTCAACGTGTTGAAACGGATATGAACTACACGCTGACGGAAAAGATGCGTGACTACAGACCCGAGCACGAGAGACTGTTATTAGCAACTGCCATATCCGGTAACGCATTTAAAAAGATTTATTTCAACCCAGCAATTAGTCTCCCTGAAGCACCGTTTATCCCAGCCGAAGACATCATCGTGCCTTATGGTGCTACTAACATCAGCACTGCCGAACGTGTTACGCATCGTATGCGTAAGACCAAGAATGAATTGCGTAAGCTACAAGTAGCCGGATTCTACCTTGATATCGACCTTGGCGATCCTGTATTGGTGATGGACGAAGTTGAGAAGCAGAAAGCCGAAGAACAAGGCATGTCTGCATCGAAAGACGACCGCTATCAACTTCTTGAGATACACGTCGACCTAAACTTAGAGGGTTATGAAGATGTCGATAAACATGGAAACCCAACTGGAATTGCCCTTCCCTACGTCGTCACAATTGAAAGAGGAACTTCAAACATCCTCGCCATCAGACGCAACTGGAAAGAAGGCGACAAGCTCAAGCTCCGTCGACAACATTTCACACATTACGGTTACATACCGGGGTTCGGATTCTATAATTTCGGTCTCATACACCTCGTCGGGGGTCACACGCATACTGCGACCTCCTTACTCCGACAACTTATCGACGCAGGTACTTTGTCAAATCTACCCGGCGGTCTTAAAGCTAAGGGACTCCGTGTTAAAGGCGACGACACACCCATTGCACCCGGGGAATTCCGAGACGTAGACCTGCCAAGCGGCGCTATTCGTGACAACATCTTAATGTTGCCGTACAAGGAACCAAGTCAGGTTCTGATGGCGTTGATGGACAAGGTTGTTGCTGACGGTCGCCAATTCGCGGCTACGGCTGACCTTAATGTGTCGGATATGTCGGCTAATGCGCCGGTGGGTACCACGTTAGCTATCTTAGAGCGGGTGTTGAAGGTCTCCACAGCGGTACAAGCCCGCATCCACTACACGATGAAGCAAGAGTTTCAACTGCTTGCGGAAATCATCCGTGATAACACCCCAGAGGACTACGACTATGATCCTGAGACTGGAGATCGTGGTGCCAAGCGTTCTGACTACGATATGGTTAACGTATTGCCTGTATCCGATCCAAATGCGTCGACTATGGCGCAGCGTGTCATACAGTATCAGGCTGTCATGCAGCTTGCTCAAGCTGCGCCTCAAATATACAATCTACCGTACCTTCATAAGCAAATGATTGAAGTTCTTGGAATTAAGAATGTCGACAAGATCATTCCGACTAAAGATGATATGCAACCGGTCGATCCGATTTCCGAGAACATGGCGCTTATGAACAACAAGCCCGTGAAGGCGTTCATGTACCAAGATCACGAGGCGCATTTACAAGTCCACATGGCGATGTTACATGATCCGGTTTTGGCTCAAACAATGGGTCAGAATCCGATGGCGCAGCAGATTACTGCGGCTCTTAACGCGCACATGATGGAACACATTGCATATAAGTATCGAAACGATATCCAGAAACAACTTGGCGTTATGCTGCCCCCGCCCCCTCAATCGGTTACGGCTGGAACGTCAATGCTCGATCAGTCGGACGACCCCGGCTATTTACCGCCAGAAGAGGAAACCAAAGTCTCGCAGCTCGCGGCTTTGGCAGCGCAACAACTACTGCAAACGAATCAGGCTCAAGCACAACAACAGCAGATTCAACAGCAGATGCAAGACCCCATCATTCAGATGCAGCAGCAAGAATTGCAGCTTAAACAGCAGCAGTTACAAATGCAAAACCAACAGGCCCAAGCCGAGCTTCAGATCAAACAACAGCAAGTACAGGTGGAATCTCAGGTCAAACAACTTGAGATGCAGATCAGAGCACAGCAATTCCAGTTGGAAGCGCAGCTTAAACAAGCTGAAGCAAAACGCAAGTCGGTTAAGGACGTTACAGACGCAACGTCTAAGGCAGACGAATTACGACTCAAAGAACATGATATACGTGTCAAACATCAACTCGAAGGCACCAAGATCGGTGTCGATGTTGCGAAGCACAAAACCGAGCAGCACCATAGAGGAGTTGAGTTGGGCGTAGATGTTGCGAAGCACAAAGCTGAAATGAAGCACAGCAAGTCAGAAGTCGGCATGGACGCTCTGAAACACTTAGCTACGATGCAACATCAGAAAGAGCAAGCGGATGAAAACCGTAAAGCAGAGGCGCAAGCCTCAGATCAGGAGTCGCAACAACCGGAGGAATAGTAAATGCAAACGACTGACGCTGCTGAATATCTCACCAAGAAACTCAAAGAGCAGCGCGAGATTATTAAGGATGAAGTGATTAGACAGGCTCTTCCACAAGAAGAGTACAGCAGACTACGCGGGGTCACTCAAGGACTTGACTTTGCGGTGCAACTAATTTTAGACCTTGCAAAAAAAGTGGAGGAAGATGATGGCTGATATAGATGTCGATAAGACAATGAGTGAAGCGGAACGGAAAGCAAAACAGCTTCCTGAACCGACTGGATACCATATTTTATGTATGGTTCCTAAGATCGAAGATACGTTTGGCGACAGCGTCATCGTAAAGTCTGATAGGACGGTAAACATCGAAGAACAGACAACACTTGTGTTGTTCGTAGCTAAGGTCGGGCCGGATGCCTACAAAGACAAGAAGCGGTTCCCTTCAGGGCCGTGGTGTAAAGAAGGCGATTTTATTATCACAAGAGCTTATGCAGGAACGCGGGTGCGAATCCACGGGACTGAATGGCGCATCATTAACGATGACAGCGTTGACGGCGTTGTCGAAGATCCGCGTGGCATCTCACGCGCAGGAGGCTAAAAATGTCGGAAAATCAAGAAGTTAACAACGAAACTGAAGATAGTTTCAAGGTGGAAGTCGAGGACGATACTCCTCCAGAAGATAGAAACCGCGCTCCGTTGCCGCCAAAAATTAAGGAGGAACTGGAGAAAGATACTCTTGAAGAGTATTCAGACAAGGTAAAACAACGCCTTTCCCAGATGCGGAAATTAGCTCACGACGAGCGCCGCGAGAAAGAAAAGTTTGCCCGTGAGCGGGAAGAAGCCGTACGCTTAGTACAGCACTATCAGAACGAGAATACTCGACTAAAACAGCGAGTTGGCGTTACTGAAAAGGTGTTTGCTAAAGAGACGACAGAAGCCGCAAACGTCAAGGTACAGGCTGCCGAGGATGCCCTTAAACGAGCATACGAAGCGGGGGATCCTGAGAAGTTAGTTAAGGCCCAAAAGGAACTTAACGATGCTCAACTTTTATTAAGAGAGCGATCAAACTTCCGGCCCACTGTACAAGAGCAAGATTTTAGTGTACAACAGCAACCACAGACCCAAGATTCGCAGCGTGCCAATCAACCTGCCTACGACCAAAAAGCCGTAGCGTGGAGAGACAAAAACACGTGGTTCGGCGCAGACGAGGAAATGACTGCGCTTGCGCTGGGTGTGCATGAAAAGTTATTCCGGTCAGGCGTCGACCCAACAAGCGACGATTACTACCGACGAATCGACGAGACGATGAGAAAACGCTTCCCCGATTATTTCGGTGAGGAGACGCAAACCCCGGAGTCGGAGCCAGAAAAGCCCGCCCGCAAAGTCAGCACTGTAGTTGCTCCGGCAACACGGTCTACAAGTTCTTCTAGGCAAGTCCGTATCACAGCTTCTGAAGCTGCAATCGCTAAAAGATTAGGATTAACCCCTGAAGCTTACGCCCGTGAAAAACTTAAATTGGAGAATACAAATGGCTGAGAATCGTCAAAATCGTGAGTTAGAAAATCGGAACGCGGCTACTCGTACAGAGAGCTGGGCACCGCCACAATTACTGCCTGAGCCGAATCCCGTACCGGGCTGGAAGTTCAAGTATATCCGGATTAGTTATATGGGTGCTAATGATCCTACTAACGTATCCGCAAGGTTTAGGGAAGGTTGGGAACCTGTAAAGGCTTCTGATGTTCCAGAAATTATGCACTTGGCAGACGAAAATCCGAACAGTCGATTTAAAGATTGCGTTGAAATTGGTGGTTTGCTTTTGTGCAAGATGCCTGAAGAGCGAGTGAAACAGCGTCGTGCTTACTACGACAATATGAACAAAGCTCAGATGGATGGTGTAGACAATAGTTTCCTGCGGGAAAGAGATGGTAGATCGAACATGGATATGTTCACTGATAAAAAATCTACGGTCTCCTTTGGACGTGGGAAGTAATTTTTAATTTTTTAGGAGACTTCAATGGCATATCCGATTGTTTCGGCCCCATACGGGCTAAAACCGGTTAACCTGTTGGGCGGTCGCGTGTACTCTGGTTCGACCCGGATGTTCCCGATTGTCAACGGTTATAGCACCAGCTTGTTCAACGGTGACGTTGTTCAGATTGGTACCGGTGGTAACATTGGTAACTTAGTTGCTTCTGGCTTTAGCTATAACGATAGTTCGGCTATTGCTGGTACGATTGGTATTTTCGTTGGTTGTGAATACAGCACGACCGGCGGCCCAATCTATGGCAAGAACCGTTATCAATTTTGGCAAGCGAGCACGACTGCTCCCGACGCGCAAGGCTACGTGGTTGATGACCCACAAGCTCTGTTCCGTTGCGTAGTCCTCTCTGGCGGTGCAACTCAAGGCACGACTATCCAATACGTAAACAATGCGTACATTGGATCGAACGCCTATTACATCCCCGGCGCTGGCTCGACCTTAACTGGCGACTCGACTGCTGGTGTCGCTATTAGCGCCTCTGCTACTAGCACTTCTAGCATCACTCCGTTGACGAGTTCGGCTCCTTTCCGTATCGTTCAGGTTGTTCCTGATACGGCGGTTACGGTTGCCCAATCGGCTACTTCCAGTAGCACCACCATCACCCTGTCGGCTGCTAACGCTGCCATTCTTCCGGGTATGGCTGTCAACGGCCCCGGCATCACCGTCGGTAGCAACACTTATGTAACCACTGTAAACGGAACCACGGTCACGATCAACAAGGCAGTGTCAACTGCTCAAGGTTCGGCTGTGAACTTCAGCTTTACTGGTTATCCAGAAGTCATCGTTGGCTGGAACGCTGGATATCACAGCTACCAGAACGCGACTGGCGTGTAATAGGGAGTAAATAAACATGGCAATTTCACGCGCACAACTATTGAAGGAATTACTCCCCGGCTTGAACGCTTTGTTCGGTCTGGAGTACGCCTCTTATGGCGAAGAGCATAAAGAATTATTTGAAGTGGAAACTTCAGAGCGTTCTTTTGAAGAAGAGACCAAGCTGTCGGGCTTTAACGCGGCTCCGGTGAAAAACGAAGGTCAAGCGATTGCGTACGATAACGCGCAAGAAGCATGGACTGCTCGTTACAACCACGAGACCATCGCGTTGGGCTTTTCGATCACTGAAGAAGCGATTGAAGACAACTTGTACGACTCGCTTTCCAAGCGTTATACGAAGGCTTTGGCCCGCGCTATGGCGTATACGAAGCAAGTCAAAGCTGCTGCTATCATCAACAACGGCTTTAACAGCCAGTATGTTGGCGGTGACGGACAACCCTTGTTCTCGACTGTCCACCCGTTAGTTTCTGGCGGTACGAACAGCAACACGTTCTCGACCTCACCTGACCTCAACGAAACCTCGCTGGAAGCGGCGACGATTCAGATTGCTGGCTGGACGGACGAGCGTGGGCTGTTGATCGCTGCGAAACCTCGTAAGCTTGTTGTCCCACCAAACCAAATGTTCGTTGCCAAGCGTCTGCTTGACACTGAGCTGCGTGTTGGCACCTCGGACAACGACATCAACGCTCTGAAGGCTATGGGAACGATTTCGGAAGGGTTCAAAGTGAACCACTTCTTGACTGACACCCACGGCTATTACATCCTGACGGACGTGCCAAACGGCCTGAAGATGTTCGAGCGTACTCCGTTGCAAAACTCAATGGATGGTGATTTCGATACCGGCAACGTACGGTATAAGAGCCGCGAGCGTTACAGCTTCGGCTGGTCTGATCCACTGGGCGCGTTCGGCGTAGCCTAAAATCAGGCACTTACGAAGGGGGATGGGGTAAAACTCATCCCCCTTTTCTTTTGTGTTGAACTAGTGTACATTACCTGTTACTAAGTTTCAGGAGGGTATATGGACATTTCAACTTTGCCAAGAACGCGAGAAGAAGCTAGACGAACTAATGCTAAGTATTATTTTACGGGGGAACCCTGTAAACACGGGCATATTGCGCCGCGAAAAACAAAAGGCGTTTGTCTTGAGTGCTTAAAGACGCACTGGAAAGAATCTGCCGCTAAACGAGAAGACTATTTTGCTGACTATAACCGTAAGCGTCATGTACGGGAAAAGAAGCATGAATGGTATTTAAAAAATAAAGATAAAGTTATTGAGGCGGCTAATATTCGCCCTGCCGAAATTAAACGAATTTACCGTAATACATGGAAAGAAAATAACCTTGTAAAAATACGGGCTGACGCAAAAGCTCGTAGACGTAAGCATAGACAGGCTACTCCGGGCTGGTTAACCCGAGCGGAACGAACCGAAATACGGCAGATTTATCAAATTGCTATTACCCTTAGCAAAAGCACGAATACGCAGTATGTAGTCGACCATATCATTCCTCTGCGGTCGGAGGAAGTCTGCGGCTTGCATGTCCCTTGGAACCTACGGGTCATCACTAGGGAGGAGAATTTAATTAAATCGAATAAAATTTTGTAAGAGGGCTTTACAGCCCCCCATTTCTTGTGTATAAAGGGTTTAACTAGGGTCAAAGCCGTACCAACCATTCCTAGATGGACGTTGCACAGATGGTATGGCTACTTGTGCATAAAGGAGTAAATAATGAGCATTCAAACATTTTTAGGCCCGATTTTGTCGGGCACTCAAAAAAATACCAATCCAATAGCGGTTACGTCTGCTACCCCAAGCGCGAGCTTTTTGTCTGTTACCGGAACGGGTCAAAGCTACCGTAACACTGGCGTGGGCGATGCGCTCCAATTTTTTACGGTTCCACAATCGACTTTAACCAGTATTGCTGCGGCTTCGTTCCCCAGCACTTTCATTCCCTACTACACCGTCAACGGCGTGAACTATCCGATCTGTATCCCAGCGGGTTCATACATTGACAACGTTGACTTGAACATCACTACGGCTCCTACCTTCAGCGGTAGCCCAACCAGCTTGGCGGTTAACGTCCAGTTAGTCGGTGCCCCCGGATCCACCTACGCTTCGGCTCAGACGATTGCTACGGCGACCTTGACTGCGGCTTCGTTGCCCGGCATTGGAACCTACGCGATGGCGAACTCTGGTTCGACCGCTTCGGCTACGGCTCCTTTGGTCGCTACTTCGAGCGCGACTCCGTTGGCAATGTTGTTGAATACCGGCCCGACTGACTCTATTGTCCAATTGAGCTTGGCGTTTACTGGCGGTACGACTCCTGCAATTACTGCTGGTGCGTTCGGTCTTGCGATCAGCTATGTTGTACGTAGCCCAGACGGTTCGTGGTATCCGGTTACCCCGCCGAATCCATTAACCACCCCAACCCCGAATACCTATTAATAGGGAGTAGTACATGACTACTCAAACAGATGTTAAATCCGTACAAGCTAATAGCAGCGGATTATTGGGCATCGGTGGCGCGAATCCTACTCTTGGGGTTCGCGTCAAGGGTATTTACTGGAACGGTACTACGGCAGGTACACTGACGTTTGATGATGGTAGCTCAACTGGCACAGCTAGAATTACTCTGTCTGTTCCAAACGGCACTGCATACTTACTTCTCCCCGGGGAAGGTGTGCGATTCACCAACGATGTGTACCTGACTTTTACCACTGCGGTAGGTTACGCGACTGTATTTTACGGTTAAGGCGGAATTATCATGGTTGATAAACATGATGTGATTAAAAACGGGCTAGATGTAGTGTCAGGTGTACTTGCTTTTAGCGCGGCAGCTAATGTATTTGATCCAATTTTGACCTTTTTTGCCAGTATTCTGTCGATTATATGGCTCTCATTACGCATTTGGGATCATAAGTCGATCAGAAAACTGACTGGGAGAGTCGGATGACTGATACTAGATGGATTAGTAAAGCAATTAAGCACCCCGGTGCATTGCATAAACAGTTAAAAGTGCCCGCTGGACAAAAAATTCCAGCTAAAAAGCTTGCTTCAGCGGCTAAAAAGCCGGGAAAAGTCGGTCAAAGGGCGCGTTTAGCACAAACTTTAGGCAAAATGAGTCATGCCAAGCGTAAGTAAGCGTCAACACCGCTTAATGGAAGCCGTAGCCCACAATCCGGGCTTCGCTAAAAAGGTTGGTATACCTCAAAAAGTTGGAAAGCATTTTCACGAGGCAGATATGAAAGGCAAAAAGCGGTTTAGCGAAGGTGGATCGGCTAATGAAACCGATAATGAGCGAGAAATGAAGGCTGAATTAGCTGCGGCTAGGATAGCTCACAAGACTCCCCCTCCTCCCCCTCCTAAGCCAGACCCAAATAATCCTACTGGTTACAAAGGAATGATCCCTTACAAAAAAGGTGGAAAAGTTATGAAAGAATCGAAAGCAATGGCGCAAGCCGAAATGAAGGCTTTGAAGCGCGGTCATGCGCCTAAGAGCGTTATGGAACACGAAAAGAAGGAGCATAAAGAAATGGGCTACAAGAAAGGTGGGCACGTTAAACACAAGCCAAAACACCACGAGAAGCACATGAAGCGCGGTGGCGTTAGTGCTCGTATGAAGAAACCTGCCGTACCCCCTGCTGCTTTGGCAGCTATGATGGGTGGTGCGGGCGCGGGCATGGGCGCAGGTGCTGGCCCAGATATGGCAGGTGCTTCGGCTCCTCCGATGGGTGTGGCTCCCGGCATGAAAAAAGGCGGTCACGTTCACGTATCTCATCATCACCACTATGCCCGTGGAGGCCATGTGAAACATCACGCGAAAGGCGGTATGACCGCTATGAAAGGTAAGGAATTTACCAAAGACCGCAAGGGTACTGAAAAAATTATTGGCGGCGGTAGCGACAAATCTAAGCATGGCGATGGTCATGTTAAGAAAGGACATACCAAAGCCAAAATGGTTAAAATGGCTTCCGGTGGACACGTTGGGTCACACAAGCATCGTCGAGCCGATGGTATTGCTGTGAAGGGTCATACTTCTTGTAAAATGCGGTAAGTGATTTATGAAAGTAATTCCTAAAGCATTGCTGAAGAAGCACGCCAAAGTCAAAAGGATGCCGAAGTCCAATAAACGGATGAAGCGTCATTTTGACGATGGTGGTGATGTAGAAGCCTCATTACCTAACTTCGATCCTAGTCAAATTGATAATCCTGCGCCTACTCTTGGCCCAGTCAATTACGACAATCTATCGTTCGGTAAAGCCTTCGCCCTTGCACGCAAAATGGGAGACAAGACTTTCAAATGGCGTGGTGGTTCTTACGGTACTCAGTTAGCCCAACCGGGCCAAGCTAAGTCTCCGTCTGTTGCTGCGGCTGATAGAGCGATTGCACACCAAGGCGCTGCTGCGGCTATGGACATCCCTGAAGTAACAAGTACAGTGCGTCGATCTGGCCCACAAGACTTGACTGCAAGAGACATTTCCGGTCGTTATATAGACCCTGACTTCCAGAACTATGTAGAACGCCGTGCGGGTAACCCTAACCCCCGTCAATTTACGGACGCTGACCGACAGGCTTTAATGGCTATGGGTCAACAGGCTTTAGCGAATCAAATTAAAGCACAGAACCGTTCGTATACTGATGCAGATAGACAGGCTTTAATTCTTCAAGCTATCCAAAATGCCAAAAATACACCACGGCAACAACCGGGGTATATGTATGGTTCACCTAATATGAAAAAAGGTGGTAAGGTTGGTAAGAAGGTCGCCAAGTATGCCAAAGGCGGGCATATTGGGTCTAAACGTGGAGATGGTTTAGCTCAAAAGGGCAAAACCAAAGGTCGAGTTCGTTAATTTTTTTGTAGGAGATTGAAATGAAACATCATCATGTTAAGCATCATGCGAAGGGCGGTCACGTTCATCACCCCAAGCATCACGAGCCAAAACATCATCATGAGCATATGACTGCTCACGTGCATCATCACAAACACGGTGGTCACGTTGAAAGTCACGTAGCTCATCATGAGCATGTTCGTAAACACTATCACGGTAAATAAACCATGATGGCTTCGCGGGGAATGGGCGCTATTAATCCTAAGAAAGTAATTAGGAAAGATGCGCTCGTCCCCACGAAAGTGTTTTGCGAAGGTGGAATGGCTAAAGGTGGCAAGACTGAAGCTTGGACTCGCAAGGAGGGCAAAAACCCTAATGGCGGGCTTAATGCTAAGGGTAGAGCAAGCTATAACCGTGCTCACGGTGCTCACTTAAAAGCCCCGCAACCAGAAGGCGGCAAGCGTAGGAATTCATTCTGTCGAAGAATGAAAGGGATGAGAAAGAAGCTTACGAGTGCCAAAACTGCACGTGATCCAAATAGTCGGATTAATAAATCGCTTAGAGCGTGGAACTGCTAATGACAACTTCGGCGTTAGGTCAGACAACCGGTACTACGTCGTTTCTTCCTGATGTCAATGAGATCATCGAAGAGGCGTTTGAACGGTGCGGAGCAGAGTTACGCTCCGGATACGACTTCCGTACGGCGGTTCGTAGTCTTAATCTTTTGCTTATGGAGTGGGCGAATCGGGGCATTAATCTCTGGACTTTAGACTCATCTGGACTGATTACGTTAACCCCGGGTACCGCCACTTATAACCTGCCTTTGGATACGGTGGATCTTTTAGATCACGTTATTCGCACAGGGTCGGGTACTACTCAGCAAGACATTAACATCACGCGCATTTCCAGTTCTACTTACTGGATGATTCCTAACAAAAACGCGACAGGCCGACCCATTCAGGTTTGGATTAATCGCCTGAGTGGGCAAACTAATTCACAGACAGGCAACGTAGCGTACCCAACCATCACAGTTTGGCCTACGCCGGATAGCTCAACCACGTATACTTTTGCGTATACACGCCTACGTCGTATGCAAGATGCAGGGACTGGTATCAATGCGGAAGATGTTCCGTTTCGCATGTGGCCCGCATTAATTTCTGGCTTGGCGTACTACTTGTCTATGAAAATTCCCAAAGCGGCTGAACGAACTGCGGTTCTTAAGTCGATGTATGAAGAAGATTGGATGCGAGCTTCGGAAGAAGACCGGGAGAAGGCGGCAGTTAGATTTGTGCCACGAGAGATGTTTATAGGATATAGGTGATACCGTGCCTAGTCGTTTTGCATCAGGCAAAAATGCGATTGCTGAGTGTGATCGGTGTGGGTTTCGGTACAAGCTGACTCAACTGAAAAACTTGGTTATCAAGACCAAGAACGTGACAATCAAGGTTTGCCCTGAGTGCTGGGAACCGGATCAACCGCAGTTATCGCTTGGCCTATATCCAGTTAACGACCCGCAAGCTGTACGAGAGCCGCGTCCTGACGTGAGTTACTATACTGCTACAGGTGTGATAGGCGGTGATGGCGGTAGTCGGGTTATACAATGGGGCTGGAACCCTGTAGGATATAACACGTCTTTGTTTACAAGTACGATGAATGGTTCAGGTGCCTCGAATGTTAACGATACCCCTCGCGGTGTATCTAATGATTTGGTAGGCTACGGTGTGGTTGGTAAAGTTACGGTAGTGATTTCGTAGGAGATTAAGATGGCTAAGAAAGGTATCGCGGAAGCGGTTCATGCTCACGAGAAGCACATGCACCCGGGTAAAAAGCTCACTAAGCTTGCCGGTGGCGGCGTTACTGGTGAAGCGATGAAGAAGTACGGACGTAATCTCGCCCGTGCGATGTATCAGCGTGGGAACGCAAGGGGAAAATAAATGACTAACAAATGGCGTGATTTTGAGTACTTCGACGCTGACGAGCCGAATCCAATCGGTAAGTACAAGCAGCCGATGCAGAATCCTCGGTTTACCAAAGGTTCAGGCTATCCGGAAGACGATATTGGTTTGACCGGAACCAAGACCTATGGTCGCTATATTAAACCGTTTGGTAAGAAGAAAAACCAAATGGAAATCCGTGGTTGCAAAAATACGACTCGCGGCAAAAAGTTTTACTTGGACGACATGGATCGTGATCCAGTGCAAACTAACGGTCGTATCCCAGTGGACGATGGGCATAACTAATGGCGATTACTTACACAGCAGGGGTTAACTCACCGTCTAACCTTTGGCAGATGGTGCAGGACTATACGGAGAACGTGGAAACCACGTTTGTCACCTATATCCCCACGTTTGTCCAAATTGCGGAAGAGCGGGTTAATAACACCGTTCAGATACCCTCGCTGCGTAAGAATGTCACCGGAACCTTATCGGCGGGGAACCCCTACCTCGCCATGCCTACTGACTGGACTGCATCCTTCTCCTTAGCCATCAATCAGACGGATACTAACGGGAATACCTACCAAACCTTTTTGCTAAACAAAGATGTGGAATACATGCGGTCGGCATTCCCCTACCCAAGCCCAGTTCAGTATTACGGCCCCCCTACCCACTATGCCCAGTTTGATACGTCAAACTTCATTCTCGGGCCTACCCCTGACCAGAACTATGTAGCAGAACTACATTACTATGCCTACCCAACATCTATTGTTACGGCGGGTTCATCTTGGTTAGGGACTTATGCGTCTAACACCTTGTTATATGGGACTTTGCGTGAAGCCTACCTGTATATGAAAGGTGAGGCAGATATGGTTAAATACTACGAAGATAAATACCAAGAGGGTATTGCGATGCTCAAAGGTCTTGTGGAAGGCAAAGATCGTCGTGATGCTTACCGTAGCGGTCAAATTAGAGTGGATGTACCATGAGTTTACAAGCATCTGGCAGTTCGTTTGTTGGCAATGTCGCGGTCTATACGACAGATCATCGCGGCTTTAATGCAGAAGAAATGGCTAATATGACGGTCGATAAGATTATTTTTATCGGTCAGAACAGTCATCCTGCTATAATTGAACAAGCTAAGGCATTTAAAGAGCATATCCGGCAAGCGTTGGTCGCCGCATTTACAGAAGCCCAACAGGAAGAACGTAAAACAATTTGCGCCCAATTAGACCTACAAGGTCAATCGGGTCTTGCTGATATCATTAGGAGACTGTAATGGCTGGCATTACTCAAGCAATGTCGACTAGCTTTAAGGTGGAACTCCTTGAGGCTTATCATAACTTTTCAACTGTTAACCCATCACGTTCTGCATCAACTGCGGATACGTTCAAGATCGCGCTTTTCAAAGGCACGGTGACGGGTACATACGACGCGACGACTACTAACTATTCCAATATGACGGGTAACTCGGATGAAACTTCGGGTACTGGTTATACGGCTGGTGGTAACACGCTGACGATTAGTAACGCTCCTACTTCGGGTGCGTCACCGGCTACGACTGCATGGTTAAGCTTTAGCAACACCACTTGGTCTACGGCTACGATCTCTTCGTCGGGCGCGATGATCTACAATAGTTCTCAGGGTAACCGTAGCGTTTGCGTGTTGAACTTCGGTTCGATCATTTCGTCTACGGCTGGTAACTTTACGATCCAGTTCCCCACCGCCGCTGCGAGTACCGCGATTATCCAAATTCAATAAGGGTAGTTAAATGGCCCTTGTATTTGCGGATCGCGTACAAGAAACGTCTACCACCACAGGAACGGGGACGTTTTCCCTGCTGGGTGCTTCAGTAGGCTATCAATCGTTTGCCAGCGGTGTTGGCGACGGTAATACCTGCTATTACTGTATTGCTGGGCAGTCAACTAGCACTGACCCTAGTGAATGGGAAGTAGGTCTTGGAACATTTACGGCAAGTGGTGATCTACTTGCTCGTAACACCATATTAGCGTCTAGCAACTCCGGGTCTGCGGTTAACTTTAGTGCGGGTACTAAGAACGTCTTCGTGACGTTCCCCGCATTGTGGGCGCAAGATACTTATAACGGAACCTTTGGAAACCTTTCTTCTAGTGGAACGGTTAGCGGCACGGGCTTTACTAACTACTTTGCTTCTCCCCCAGCCATAGGTTCTTCGACTCCTAATACGGGTTCTTTTACCACTTTGTCGGCCTCTTCTACCGTTAGCGGTTCAGGATTTGCCACATACCTTGCTTCGCCTCCTACGATAGGTAACACAACCCCTAATACAATCAATGGCACGTATATCTCTGCTATTGGGCCGATTTCAGCCACACGCAACACGGGTGCGTTCTCGTTCGGAACTTTAGGCTATTCCGATACACAAGTATTCTCATCGTTTACATCATCGGTAAACAACTACAACCAGATGGTTTTGCAAAATACCAATTCTGGTAATAGCGCTTCGACTAACTTCAACGTCTCTAACGACCAAGCTACCGCAAGTACATACTTCGGCGAGTTTGGTATGAACTCCTCCACATACAGTGGAACGGGGGCTTTTGGCACCCCCGGAATGGTTTATTTGGCTTCAGCTTCAACCGATCTTGCTATCGGTACATACGGTGCTGGTGCGATCCACTTTGTAGTTAACTCTGGCGCTACTGACGCTGCTACGATTAGTTCAGCGGGATTATTTACTATTCCGACCTTAGCTACTGGCCTGACTGGATATCTGTACGGCAACGGAGCGACTGCGGTCACAGCTTCAACTACTATTCCGGGTTCAGCTATCAGCGGAAACATTAGCGGATCGGCTGGCTCTGTAGCCAACTCACTTACTATAAACAGTAGCGGAACAGGCGCTACGTCCCCAGCTACATTCAACGGCGCATCTGCGGTAACCATTTCGTACAACACTGTTGGAGCGCCTTCGACTACCGGAACAAATGCTACTGGTACGTGGAACATATCCATTAGCGGAAACGCTGCTACGGCTACGACCGCCACATCTGCTACAAGCGCTACCACGGCGACTACGGCAACCAATGCTACTAACATAGCGGTTACAGGCGGCGTAGCTACTAACTCCTCTTTCTATCCTGTATTTGTTAACGGAAGTTCTACCGGTAACTTTGGCGCTAACTCTACGTCTGCTTTTAACTTTAACCCTTCTACAGGAACCATAGGCGCTACTGCGGTTCACGTTACTAACGGTTTAGTATCAGACGGTTCTTATACTGGGTCATACACAGACGGTATTGTCGTTGACTACGCTACTGGTAATGGACGAATTTCTGCTGGTGCGGCTGACACTATCACGCTATATACAGGCGGCGTAGCTAACACCCAGATGGCGCAGTTCTCCACGACGGGTATGAATAGTACTGCTGTCGGAGCTACAACGGCATCAACAGGCGCATTTACTACTTTGTCTGCGTCCAGTACAGTTACATTCTCTGGCGGCACTGCGAACGGCGTAGCCTATCTTAACGGGTCTAAAGTTTTAACCACTGGGTCTAGCATGACCTTTGACGGGACTAACTTTAGCTCGCAGATAAAGGCATACAAGGAATACGTCACTGCCAATACTTCGGTTGCTACAACCTATACGGTGGACTTATCCACAGCTAACGTCTTTGCTTTAACCCTTACGGGAAACACTACATTTACATTCTCCAACCCTGCTTCGTCTGGTATATCATCGGCGTTCACTTTGATTATCACTCAGGATGCGACAGGAAGCCGCACTGCAACATGGCCCGCGTCAGTCAAGTGGCCTAACGGCTCAACCCCAGTATTATCTACTGGCGCAAGTAAAACAGATATTTTAAACTTCATCACCACGAACGGTGGTACGACCTATTACGGTTCATTGTCACTCGCCAATATGTAATGGAGGAAACATGGCGCTAAATAAAATTGATGGTATCTGTCTATATACTGGAATTACTTGGGAAAGCCCCGCTGACTATCCAGTAGAATTTGACTGCTTACAATACTTCAAAGACAACGGGATTGTTGATTTTCAACATCTGAATTATCATGTGGATCATCAAGCCGAATGCCTAGCGTCACTACGCAATTGGGATTATAAAGATGGTCAACACCCTGAAATTCAGGCGTTTCCGTTTGTCATTTATACCGAATGCGACTATACAACGCCGATGCACACTTGGCCTAAAGTATTAGTCTACGGTGCCGATGCAATTAAAGCAGCAGGGCTTCCTGATCTTTATAAATTAGGTCGGTAAATGGTTCCTCCCCCGCTTAACCATACTAGCTTTACTGGCGCTGCCGCTAGCGGTAGCGTTACGTTTAATTCCCCCGGTACATTCACTGTGCCTACAGGTATCTATAGTCTTTCCGTGACTGGAGTAGGCGGTACGGGGAATCCCGGTAATTCAGGCAATCCGGGCACAGCGGGTAACGCAGGTAATGCCGGAACTAACGGTGTGGCTGGCCCCGGTGGTAGCGCGGGTGCGGCTGGTAATGCCGGTACTACAGGTAACGCGGGCAATTCTGGAAACAACGGCGTAGGCGGCCCCGGTGGTAGTGCTGGATCGGCAGGTAATGCTGGTGGCATAGGTGGTTCTGGCAATCCCGGAAACAATGGTACTGGTGGTGCGGGCGGTAACGCTGGTGCTGCGGGAAATTCGGGTGGTACGGGTAACGCAGGAAACCCCGGAAACAATGGTAACGGTGGCGCAGGCGGTAGTGCAGGTTCGGCTGGTAATCCCGGTAATGCTGGTAATGCTGGTAACCCCGGCGGTTCGGGTGGTGGAGGTGGCGGCGGTGGCGCTGACGGAACAGGTACAAACTCTCCTGCTACGGTTGCTAACGCTGGTACAAATAACGTAGGCGCTACTAACGGCACTGCGGGAACTTCTAATAACAGTACAAACTTATCAGGTACTCCGGGTAATGCTGGAGGTAACGGTAATGCTGGTTCTGCCGGTGCTTCAGGTACTGGAGCCACTTCTGGTGGCGCAGGGTCTCCCGGAAACGCCGGTGCTGCGGGCACCTCTGGTAATACTGGAAACGCTGGTACTGGAGCTACAGGCGGCGGTGCAGGTTCTCCGGGTAATGCTGGTGCCAATGGTAATTCCGGTAATACAGGTAGTAACGGAACAGGCGCTACATCTGGTGGTGCAGCTCCCACTTCATGGTCGGGGCAAAACGGCGCTTCTGGTAATGCGGGCACTTCTGGCTCGGCTGGTACAGGAGCTACACCCGGCGGTGCTGCTCCAACTTCATGGACAGGTCAAAATGGTACTGCTGGTACAGCAGGTACTGGCGGGTCAAACGGCACAGCGGGTAATGCAGGATCTTCTGGTAATGCCTCGTCGTTCGGGAGTTTTGTAACCTTCCCCGGTGGGTCTGGCGGTAATGGTGGTTCAGCCGGTACTTTCGTAGCTGGTGCTGCTGGCTCTGCCGGTAATGCTGGTACTCAAGGTAACGCAGGTAATGCCGGAACTAATGGCGCTGCTGGCCCGGGCGGTACTGCTGGCTCTGCTGGTAACGCTGGCGGTATTGGTAATGCAGGTAATCCGGGAAATAATGGTGTAGGCGGTACTGGGGGAAATAGAGGGTTAGCAGGTAATTCGGGCGCTACAGGAAACTCTGGCAATCCGGGAAATAACGGTAACGGAGGCGCAGGTGGTAACGCTGGTGCTGCGGGAAATTCGGGTGCTACAGGAAACTCTGGTAATCCGGGAAATAACGGTACAGGTGGTAATGCGGGCGCTGCGGGTTCAGGCGGCGGTGGCGGTGGCCCCGGACTTAACGGAGGTCTTAGCGGTTTAGCTAACGGCGGCGCTGGCGGTTCTACTGGTGGTAACTCGGGTTCTCAAGGCAACGTGCCTGTTGCTCCTCAAAACACTGCTGTAGGCGGCGCTGGCGGTACTGGAGGTTCAGCGGCATTTGGAACCGGAGGAAATGGCGGTAGAGGTCACGCTGGTAGCGTAGCTGGTTCAAACCCCGGTGGTGGCGGTGGAGGCGGCGGTGGTCGATCCCCCGGAGGTGGTAGTGGTGGTTCTGGTAACGCCGGTGCTGCGGGCACCTCTGGTAATACTGGAGCTGCTGGTACTGGAGCTACTTCTGGAGGAGCTGGCTCACCCGGAAACGCCGGTGCTGCGGGCACCTCTGGTAATACTGGAGCTGCTGGTACTGGAGCTACTTCTGGAGGAGCTGGCTCACCCGGAAACCCCGGGGCTAACGGCACTGCTGGTAATACTGGAAATGCTGGCACTGGGGCTACTGCGGGCGGCGCTGCTCCTAATACTTGGACAGGCCAGAATGGTACAGCGGGTACTGCTGGCAACTCCGGTTCTGCTGGCACAGGCGCAACATCCGGTAACCCCGGCACTGCTAACAATGGTGGCTCTGGGAGTGCAGGATCTGCGGGAACTCCTACTACTTCGCCAAACGTATTAGTGTATCCTTACCAACAAATTGCTGTTACCGTTGGAACCGGTTCAGCTTCAGGTAGTGTCACTGTTTCGTGGTCTATTTAATCAACCAAAAAGGGAAATCATGTTTCGCTCAGTCCTTAAAAATGACGAGATCGAGTTCTTTTGCGCTGAAGAAGATTATGGGTTAATACCGGCACCTTACGCCGCCAAGAAAAACATACCAGATTGGTTTAAGGCTTTACCGCCTAAATTAGGAAATAAAGGGTTTCAAACATCTACTGTAAAACGGTGTATGCCGTTTCTGGATGCGTTGAGTGTCGGATACATAATCCCCCTCGCCGCAGATGTCCATTTTGTGGTAAATGCGGATTTATCTGGTGTTGACTATAAATGGAATTTTACAAAGCCGATGATTGAAAATCATGGGATGCAGCAGATATCTTCGGATAAATCTCCTAGCCCATTAATTCCGAGGCCCCCAATGAAGTTTATGAACTACTGGATGATTAAAACTCCTCCAGAATACTCATTGCTTTTTATGCCCCCACTGAATCGGATTGAACCAAGATTCATGTGTATGTCTGGTTTGGTTGATGCGCCATACTACCAATATGAGTATGTCAACTTCCCATTCGTGTTTAATAAGCCTAATTTTACAGGCATTATTGAAGCTGGCACGCCTCTAGTGCAGGTTATACCGATTAGAAAAGATTCGCTTTTGCAGACCAGCAAAGTTAGACAAGCTACTGAAGAAGACGTAAAGAAAACACATTGGATTAGACGAATCGTAAATCACGTACACGAGTCTGTGTATCGCAACAAAATTCATAGGAAAATGTAATGTCAAATTATCAATTCGCTCCGGCTGTCCCTAACGATGCAGAGAATCATGCTTTCGTTACTTGGAGTAATGGGTTCTCAGATGAGGAACTTATAGCTATCGAAAACTATTGCGATAAAAACTTAGAAGTATCAGAAGGGACTGTAGGGTTTAATAACCTAGATTCTCAGATTCGTAAGTCTAAAATAGGTTGGATTAAATACAATCCAGAAACTAGCTGGTTCTATGACCAGATGGCTTTTATTGCTCGTAAGCTAAACTCTCAATTCTATAAGTTTGATTTGTACGGTTTTGTTGAAGATTTCCAATACACCGTTTATGATGGCACTGAGGACGGTTATTATGATTGGCATATTGACATGGGGACAAATTCGACCGTTACTCGCAAATTCAGTTTAATCCTCCAGTTAACAGACCCGTCTGAATACGAAGGCGGCGATCTGCAAATTATGAACGGTAATCAAATTCAGACTGTGGATAAGTGCAGGGGATTTGTAGTTGGGTTTCCCGGTTATGTATTACATAAGGTTACCCCCGTGACTAAAGGCATCAGAAAGACTATAGTAATCTGGGTCGCAGGGCCGCCATTTAGGTAAGGAAAATGCTTGGTTTAAACGCAATATCGGGAGCGCCAATATCGGCCTTAGCAGGGTCTGGTAATGCTACAGCTACCGTTTCTGCGGTTTTTGCCACCGGTGCGGTCAGTTCCGTATCCGAAGTAACTGAAGCCTATTTCACCGTATCTGCCGTAAGCGGCACTGGATTTATTGGGTTACCTACTGAAGCCGTAACGGAAGTTGTTCCTGTTACCGGTCTTGCCGCTACTGGTGTGGTGCAATCGGTTGCAGTCGAAGTAGATATAAGTGTATCTGTATCTGGGGTACATGGTACGGGGGCTGTTCAATCCGTAACCAGCACGGGCGACGCTAATATATTTACCACGGCAGTATCAGCTACTGGCGCAGTAAGTTCTGTAACCCCATCCGTAGCCGAGACTATTACCGTAAGCTTTGTAAACGGCATAGGCGTTGTCGGTACTGTTTCGGTAGGTATTAGTGCAAACGTCCCTGTTACGGCTGTCTCGGGCACGGGGGTTCTCCAGTCTGTAACCCCATCGGCTGCGGCTAATGAATCCGTTTTTGGGGTTTTTGCTACGGGCGCAGTCACTTCGGTATCAGAATCGGCTGATGCTAAATTTATCCTTACAGGGGTATCTGCTACTGGCGCAGTCACTTCGGTCACGACTACATCCACGGTAAATGAGCTTGTTTCTGCGGTCTCCGGAACCGGCGTGGTTCAGTCCGTATCGCCATCTGCTGCGGTCAACTTTACGGTATCTGGAGTATCTTCTACTGGCGCGGTTGGCACGGTTACTGAGAGCGCTTCTGCTAACTTCACCCTAACGGCAGTGGCTGGAACGGGAGTCGTTAATTCGGTTACCCCAAGTGTAAGCTCTACCGTCAATGTTACCGCAGTGTCTGGGGCGGGCGCAGTTAAGTCTGTTGTGGCTTCTGGCGCTGCTAATGCGTTCCCAGTAGCGGTATACACGAAAGGAGTTGTGACAAATGTACTGATTTGGGGTAGTATTACTCCAGTCGAGAACCCCAATTGGGTTCCTGTGAACGACTCTCAAACGCCCGGTTGGACACCTGTAAGTGATAGTCAGGCTGCTAACTGGACGCAAATAACAGAATCGCAGACGCCTTCTTGGTCGCCTGTATCAGATACACAGAACCCGAATTGGACGCAGATGGCTGCGTAAGGAATGAATAATGTCAAGTACCTACTCGACAAACTTAGGAACTAACCTGATGGCTACCGGAGACCAATCCGGTACTTGGGGTAACACAACCAACTTTAACCTTGGTACGTTGATGGAACAGGCCATCTCGTCCTACGTGACCCAGCAGTTTAATAATGCTGACGTTACCCTAACTTTGGTTAACGGTTCCGATGCAGGTGGAAATACCACCCCGGGTACGATCTATACGGCGGGTACTGTGGCTGTGCCGGTATCTGCTCGAAACATGTATATTGAATGTCAGGGTACTTCGTCAGGCAACAACTTGATCGTGCCTACTAATACGAAGATTTATTATGTCTATAACAACATTAGTTCAGGTGGTGGCACAATCACTGTTAAGACAGCTTCCGGTACGGGGGTTGCTATCCCTGTTGGACAACGTGACTGCTTGGTTTGTAATGGTACTAATGTCGTTCAAGCGGCTAATTATTTTTCTACGCTTACTTCCCCAAGCGTGGCTATTACTGGCGGTACAATTGATGGTACTCCTGTGGGTAGTACGACTGCATCTACAGTCCGTGGTACAACGATTACTGCAACCTCTCAATTCACCGGGCCGGGAACGGGATTAACTGGAACGGCTTCTGCGCTATCAATCGGCGGTAATGCGGCTACGGTTACGAATGGAGTGTATACCTCTGGGTCTTACTCTAACCCGTCTTGGATTACTTCGATCTTAGGTTCGATTGTAAGTGGCGCGGTTGCTTCCGCAACTTCAGCTAGCACGGCTACTACGGCTACTAACTTGTCGGGCGGTTCTGTGGCTGCTACCACAATCACTGCAAGCGGCTCTACGGTATTGGGCAGTGCTACAGGTGGGTCACAAGGCGCTGGAACGCTTAACGCTACTGGGGTATTTGTAAACGGCGTAGCCGTTGGTACGGGCAGTGGATCGGTGACTTCAGTTAGTGGTACAGGTACGGTTAGTGGTCTGACGCTTACTGGAACAGTTACGACTTCTGGTAGCTTGACGCTCGGCGGTACGCTATCTTTAACATCTGGTCAAGTAACGACTGCTTTAGGATATACTCCTCCCACACCAACTGGTACAGGTGCTTCAGGCACTTGGGGTATTAATATTTCTGGTAACGCTGGCACGGTTACTAACGGCGTTTACACTTCGGGGTCTTACTCTAACCCATCTTGGATTACGTCAATCTCTGGGTCAATCGTAAGTGGCAACATTTCTGGCAATGCAGCAAACATTACTGGAACGTACAGCGGGTCAATATCTTCGTCTCAAGTTACAACGGCTTTAGGATACACCCCCTACAGCAATGCGAACCCAAGCGGATACATCACTTCGTCGGGCAGTATTACTGGTACTGCGTCAAATATCACTGCATACACGATCAACCAAAACTTGGGTACCGGTAACTCCCCTACGTTTTCTGGTTTAACTTACAATGGAGGCGGCGCTTTCCCGCACTACGCAAGTAGTACTTATTCTAGCGGTGCTATTACTGTTCAATCAGGTGGTTCTCCGTCTGGCGGTTCTTCTGGCGATATTTACTTCATTTATTAAGAGCTGACATGGCTTCGATTAACGTAAATGTAAGTGGTACGTATAAGGCGCTTAAAAGCGTCTACGTCAATATTTCTGGGTCTTGGACTCCAGTAAAACAAGTCTGGGTCAACGTGTCTGGGACTTGGCAAAAAGTATTTAATTCATTTAGCCCTGTAACTAATACGTATACCTCTGGATCGGGTACAGAAACTGTGCCATCAGGCGCAAGTCAAGTCGTTATCACCGTGTGGGGCGGTGGCGGTTCCGGTGCATTTAAGGCTTCTGGCTCAGGTGGCGGCGGTGGCGGTGGCGGTGGCTACACTACTCAAACTATTTCAGTGACTGGAATTAGCTCGTTCTCGTATTCGGTTGGTAGCGGTGGTGCTAGTGTAACTACGGGTAACGGAGCTTCAGGTACAGCATCTACAGTATCTGGCGGCGCTGGTGCAGTATCTTTAACCGCAAATGGCGGTGGCCCCGGATTGACTACCCCTGCTGGCGGTGCTGGCGGTAGCTATAGTGGGACTGGATCAGGGACTAATGGTTCTGCGGGTACGGCAGGTTCTGCTAATAATGGTGGTAATGGTGGCGCATCTCCGAATGGTGGTGCTACTGCTGTTTACAACACAGGGTATGAGGATGGTAATGCTCCCGGCGGTGGCGGTACAGGCGGTAACGGCACTAACGATGGTCGTTCTGGTGCTGGTGCTAACGGGCAGATTAGCTTTGCTTATACATAAGAAGTTTTTTCAACGTAGGAGTAAATGATGGAAATAACGCTCAAACTTAGTCTGGACATGGTAAACACAGTGCTCAACTCACTAGCTGAAGTGCCCTACAAGTTCTCGGGTGCAGTAATTACGGAAATTCAGTTGCAAGCTGCGGGGCAGGTAAATCCCCCCAAAGCGCCGCCACCGGCTCCGGAACCTGCTCCGGAACCTGCTCCTACTGAAACCCCTGCTGCTTAAGGAGATTATTATGATTAGTTTCGAATTAGGTTTCATTGCTGGCGTTGCTGCTTACTTTGCTTATGACTACTTCACTTATAAACCTGAAAAAGTTGCTGAAGTGAAAGAAGAAGTAGCTAAGGTTGAGGCTGAAGTTAAGAAAGATATGTAATGGCTGGCCTCGACGATCTGACCAATCCTTTAAATCAAGCTGAAGGTACGCTTAAAGCTGCCCGTGGCGTTTTAAAAGAAGGCAAAGGTCTTATCAAAGACGTTGCCCAGACCGTCGAGGAAGTCAAACAATATCGGGAGAAAAAGGCTGACCAAAAAGCGATACAGGCTAACCTTACTAACAAAAAGGCTACAACCCGTATCGCTAAACGAGCGACCAACGCGGCAATCGCAGATCACGACGCAGCGGTGACTTCTGCTCAAGAACTTGCTAAACAGGTTCTGATCCAGAAAAAAGCCCAAGAGGAAGAAGCTGCAATGATCTGGGCGATGACGCAAGACGAGCGAGAAGCATACCTCGCCGCAAAGAAGGAACAGACCGAACGGGTCAGAGCCGAAAAACTCCGCATGATACGCGAAGCGGATGAAGCCCAAGCTCGGTTTGATTTGATAATGAACATTGTAATTGGCGTTGTTTTGTTTGTATTCTTGGCATTTGGTGGATGGGTAGCATTGGATTATTTTTTGGCGGGTAAAACGCCGTGGAGTAAATGATGGATTTGTCATTCTTAAAACAACTTGCCCCTACGGTTGCGTCTGCCCTCGGCGGGCCTTTGGCTGGTATGGCTGTGGAAGCTTTGGCTGGTAAGTTAGGCGTGCCCGCTGACGAGGCTCAGAAAGTATTGGACTCTGGCAAACTTAGCGGAGATCAAGTTGCTGCTCTGCAACAAGCCGAGTTAACACTCAAGGCTAAGGCTCAGGAATTAGGACTTGACTTTGCCAAATTAGAAAACGAAGATCGAGACTCTGCTCGCAAGATGCAGATTGCTAATCACTCTTGGATACCGCCCACAATGGCGATCATTGTCACTATTGGGTTCTTTGGGATTCTGTTTGCCTTGATGTCTGGTAAGGTTGTCAAGGGCGACGAAGTGATGATTATGCTCGGTTCTTTAGGGACTGCATGGACGGGAATTATTTCGTTCTATTTTGGTTCGTCTGCTTCTTCACAGAAGAAAGATGATTTGCTCCATAAGTCACAACCGGTCGAATAATGCCAATAGTCAAAATACCTTTCCAACCGGGAATTAACCGCGAAGTAACTAACTACGCGGGATCGGGCGGGTATTATGATTGCGACAAGATCAGGTTTCGTGCTGGCAATCCAGAGAAGATCGGTGGGTGGATCAACGCCTACTATCCCAACACCTTTTACGGTGTAGCCAGAAGCATCTGGAACTGGGAGACGAGTACGACCCTTAACCTGATTGCGATGGGTACAAACCAAAAGTACTACGTTAACTTCGGTGGAACTTATTACGATATCACCCCAGTAGCTGGAACGGCTACTCTAACGAACCCTTTTGCTACGACATCGGGCAGTACATTGGTAACTGTAACAGACCCAACTTCTGTAACGGTGGGCACTTGGGTAACCTATTCTGGCGCTACGGCTGTCGGTGGTTTGACGCTTAACGGGTCATACGAAGTCATTAGCATTGTATCTGGTGGGTATACGATCATTGCTGGGTCTAATGCAACTTCAACCGCAACAGGCGGTGGTACAGTCACTGCAAGCTATCAGATCAATGCTGGTAACGCTACCGTAGCGTCGTCGGGTTCTGGTTGGGGTGGCCCGGGTTGGGGTCAAGGCGGTTGGGGCGGCGTTAATTCAGGGGGGCAATTAGTCACGACTTATCTCCCCTTGCGTTTATGGTCTCAGGCAAACTTTGGCGATAACCTTGTTGCTGCGATCAGTGACGGGGCTATGTACTACTGGACTCCGACGTTCTCCAGTGGTGGCTTCTCGCCTATGGTTACGATCAATTCGGCTGCGGCATCTAACGTCAAAACGACCCAGACCGTGGTATCGGCGGTCACTTCTAGCACCACTTTTGTGGTGGCAAACTCTCAAGGCGTTGATTACGGCGCGGTCGTTGCGTTAGGCACAGGTGCTTCTGGCGGGTCGTCTATCCCTGCTGGCACGACGGTTTCGGCTTCGCCGTATTACACAGGATACACAACGGTCACAGTTAGCAATGCTGTCACGCTTGCAGCGGGCGATCCGGTCAACTTTAGCTACTCGGGCCAGACTGCTCCTACGCAAGTTAACCAAGTCATTGTCTCGTCCACGTATCAGTTTGTGATCGCGCTAGGCGCGACTCCGTACAATCCACAGACCTTTAGCCAGCCATTTAATCCTATGCTGGTGCGTTGGTCAGATCAGTCGATACCCTATGAATGGACTCCGGCTACGTATAACCAATCTGGTGAACAGACACTTGTTGCGGGTTCGTACATTGTAGGCGGTATCGCTACCCGCCAAGAGAACCTAATCTGGACTGACCGCGCCTTGTATTCAATGCAGTACGTCGGTGCGCCGTTCGTGTTTAGCTTCCAGTTGATGATGGACAATATCTCGATTGCCTCACCGTACGCAATGATTACGGTTAACGGTGTCACCTACTGGATGGGTACAGATAAGTTCTACATGTATAACGGTACGGTCACTCCGCTGCCTTGCTCTGTTCGTAAGTATGTGTTCTCGAACCTGAACCAAACCCAATCCTATCAAGTGGTATGTGGGCAGAACGAACAGTTCAACGAAGTGTGGTGGCTCTATCCGTCTTCACAAAGCTACGTGAACGATAGCTACGTCATTTATAACTATGCCGAAAACTCGTGGTACTACGGCACGATAAACCGCACGGCTTGGTTTAACTCCTCATTGCAATACAACCCGCTGGCTGTATTCAGTATCCAAACCTCTTACTTGAGTTCCGCGATTACGACGACTGGGGCTATTAATAGTATTCCGGTTATCAATGCGTTCTCCTACCCACAATCTGGCGTGGTTATTATTGGTTCTGAACAGTTAAGCTATACAGGCAATATCGGAACGGCGCTAACCGGAATCACTCGGGCGGTAAATAACACTACGGCGGTTACGCACTCTCAATATGCCAAAGTGTCTTTTGTTGCACCGAATCAAATTTTGTTCCATGAGTACGGTGTGGACGACGTATCAACGGGTACGGCGGTGCCTATCAATTCTTATCTACAGACTTCGGACTTTGATATCGGGCAGGGTGGAGATCACTTTGGCTACGTCTGGCGCATGTTGCCTGACTTTACGTTCGTGGGTTCTACTGCCAATACCCCAACTATATATCTCACATTAAATCCTCGCAATAACTCTGGCGTGCCATATTTGACTAGCACGGGTGGGGATGAGAATAATTCTGTAGCTCTGACGGATGGCACGGTGCTTAATACACAAGACGCTCCAACGCCGCCTAATCAAGCGACACCGGGGCTTAACTACACTTCATTCCCAAGAAATACTTATCCTGTTGAGCAATATACGGGTGCGATTTATACTCGCGTAAGAGGCCGCCAAATGGCGTACGTTATCTCTTCTAACTCAACTGGGGTTCAGTGGCAAATGGGTGCGATGCGGTTCGATATCAGACCTGACGGGAGACGGTAATGACCCAGTATTCCATTACCCCTACAGATAATACGTTAAGTCCGTCAAAGGCCCCGAATCTGCAAGTACCCCCTGCTACGTACGACCAGAAGCAACAAAACCATTTGACTAACCAGTTGAAGCTTTATTTTAACCAGTTGGACGCAAACAACAGCCAGCTTATTACGGATGCTTTGTCGTCTTCAGTTCTCCAATGGATCAGTACGGGTAACGGTTAATGGCACAGTATCAAAACATCGTAGCCGCTAAACTATGCCAAGCGCCAATCAGCACTTCGTATTCGACTATCTATACGGTTCCGGCCTTGACTCAAGGTTATGTCAAAGATATTGACATTGCAAACACAACGGCTAGCGCAGTAAGTGTTTATGTGCATTTAGTGGCGTACGGCTCTACTGCGGGTACTACGGACGGTAGCGCAAACGCATTATTCTATAACGTGTCTATCCCTGCTTATAGCACTCTGCAATGGACTGGGACTCAGCTTCTTAACCCTAACGATATGATTCAAGTTAAGGCTTCGGCTACAGGGCTTAATATCACCGTGTCGGGGGCACAAGCGACATGAGCATAAATCTTTATCCGTCTTCCAGCGCCTCTAACCCTTCTCAAGTTACTCCTAATAACGAGTCTATCTACGCCTTACCTCCGTACATGCAGGTATCAAGAGGGCTTGTTAGTGGGGCTTCGCTTGTTAACATCTACGGGTATCAAGGCGCTTTGCCTAATAGTGGTGGGGCTACTTTTTATCCAGTTTGGGAAAATGCCACGGCATACGCTTACCCCGGCTCTGCAATAACAATGTATTTGTGGAGTTCGTCTGGATCTGATACAGCGGTTCAAGTATTGGTCAGCGGACTAGATGCTAGCTACAATCTTCAATCAGAAACGGTCACTTTAAACGGCACGACTCACGTTGCTACAACAAATACTTACTTAAGAATCAATGGCTTAAGTATTACTGGGACTGTTAATGCGGTCGGTACTATTAACATCGGGCCTTCTTCTACTACGACTACCGTGCAATATGCAGAGATTACGGCTGGGTTCGGTAAAAGCCAGATGATGATTTATACTGTGCCTAACGGTTATACGTTCTATTTGACTAGATCAAATGCCTATTCAAGCTTAAACGGTAATACTGCGGGTAACTATTCTTATTATCGGGTTTGGACTCAAACCAATACTGGGCTAATACAAGTTTTACTTCAGGCACCCTTTACAGGCGCTTATGAGACCCTTCGGGTAGCCCCTAGAGCCTATCCGCAAAAAACAGATATTCAATGGCAGGTTGCAGGTAACCCTGCGTCAAGTACGTTCGAAGTTGGTATAGGTGTCGAAGGCATTCTCATATCGAACTCTGCGAGTTAATGGTGTAACATTATGAATAAATTCAATCGGATGGTACAGGTATGAAAACAGGTATACCAAGACCCTTGGCACGTCACCCGCACGAGATGGCATCGGGTTTGGCTTCTTTAGGCCGCCGAGGTGACTCGACTCTTGTGCATATGAGTCCTCAAGAAGTTGGTGGACTTCAAAAACTTGCTATGGCGCATGGTGGTACTTTAACAACCAATCCTCAAACTGGACTTCCTGAAGCTAGCTTTTTAAGCAATATTTTACCGTTAGTAGGCGGCGCTTTATTAGGTGGGTTTGGTGGCAGTACAATTACTGATTTATTGCCCGAACTATCTGTCGGTGTCGGTCTTATTGATAAAGCCGCCGGTGGTTCGTGGACTGATGCGTTAACGAAGGGTTTGCAGTTTTATGGTGGGGCTTCTGCTGGCGAGTCGCTTGCTAACATGTCTAATACCCCACAACTTACTCAGACCCAATTAGATCAAATAGCTAGTCAAGCCCCAACAGCAGCGACTACAACTTCTGTTACCACTCCAAGTACTCTTAATCTTGAAACTGGAGCAATGGGGGAAGGCGTTCAGACTCCTAATTTACCAATTTATAATATAACCCCATCTGGAGTTGTATCGGGTGCGGATATAGTTAATCCTGATACTGGGGAAACTGTTTCGTCTGTTACTGGGTCGCAATCCGAATTACAAAATGTTACAAGTAATCCTAAATTAGCGGGTAAAGAATTTCTTTCTGGTTTGGGTACATCTCCATTAGGACAAAAACTCGCATTAGCGGGCATAGCTTCCGGAGTCGGTTCTGCATTGCAGCCATCTTCGACAAGTAGTTCGGGAACACCTCAAAATGTTCCTAATGAATACTATGTCCCCGCCGCTGGCTATTCGAGTTTATGGAATCAAGGCACGATCAATCCTAACTTTGCAAAGTACGGATACCTACCTCCGGGACAGGCAATGTGGATAGGACAGGGCATGAATCCGGGAACCTATACTACTACGTACCCTTACGGGCCGGGCGGTGCATATTATCAAGCGCCTACTTCTGCCGTTACTCAGCCGGGGTCAGCCGGTAAAGCGACAGTTAATACTCCTCTTGGAATGAAAGAGGGCGGCCTTGCTTCTTTAAAACGATTCGACGGTGGCGGAATTACAAGCCCATTAGCTGCGGGGTTGGCAGAAGAAGGAACTGGAATTAGCCCATTTGTGCCGCCTCCTCCTATGCCTCCTGACCAACAAGCGGCTATTTCACAGCAAGCGTTAGAACAACAAGCTGCAATGCAACATCCTGCTATACCTACAAATAGTTTTAGTCGAGCAGCGCAAGCTGACCCTACGGCAGCAGCTACATTTTTGAACGCGCTTAATACCCCCTCTAATCAATGGACACCTCCTCCATCACCCGATGCAATGAATCAGTATCTTGCTAATATGTACGGCCCCGGCAATCCTGTTGGTGGTGTTACAGGGCAAGGTGGTTACACGGTCACTGATCCAAATGCAAATAAACCCGCATCAAATACTGGGGATTCCCCCGCTGCTAATACGCAAGGGTCTATAACTGGAGGCAGGACTGTAAGCACTCCTACAGACGCTGGTAATACTGCTGGCACTGCGGGTAGCGGTACAAGTTATGGCGGCAATGTGTATGGCGCTACAGACCCTACTGCTGGTGGCGGTAGTAATGGGTACGGTACTTTTAATCCTTCAGGTTCTTTTGGGATAAAAGGCAGCATGTCTGGAGTATTGCCTTCCTCTTTAGCTAGCGGAGCGCAAAACGTGGCTGATTGGGCTAGTGCTCATCCTTGGCTTGCGACGGCAGCTAGTCTCATTCCGGGAGTTGGACTAGGCATATTAGGGGCAAAAGGGTTAAATTATTTAGCTAATAATCCGCAAACAGCAAGCACAGAAAGTCCTGCTGCCCCAAATGTAGAGTACCCAGCACCTACTAATGATCCGGAACTTGCTGCTGCACAACAAGCCGCTAGTGATGCGGCGGCTCTAGGAGAGTCCGGTGGAGGTAGTGGCGGGGGTTATGGAACACCTGATCCTTCTCATGTTATGTTAACTCCTGCTTCACAGCAACAAATTGCTGGAAATATATTAGATACGATGACTAGCAATTACGATATTAGTCCAACTGACTATGCAAGTTGGGGTAGTAATGTATCTATAATGGGTAATGAAGTTAATGGAGATACTGTTGGAGGTTCAGCCGGTCGTAACATTTATGATCCAAACACCGGCAAATGGATTTCTACTACAGCCGCTAGAGGGCAACCTACATTAATGGCGGGAGGCGGCTTGGCTCATGGCGGTATTGGATCATTACCTGAAGCTACGTACGCCGCAGGTGGTAAACTATTAAGAGGGCCGGGAGATGGAATGTCCGACTCGATTCCGGCAGTTATTCACGGATCGAAACCACAACGCGCTGCACTTGCGGATGGCGAATTTGTTATTCCAGCGGATGTTGTCTCACATCTCGGAAACGGTTCGACGGAAGCGGGTTCAAGAAAATTATACGAGATGATGGACAAGATTCGTCATGCTCGCACTGGTCGTAAACAACAAGCTCCGGCGGTTAAAGCCGATAAATATCTACCGGCTTAAAGGATTTTAAAATGGCTGACGTAACACCTACATCAAGTACCGTATATCAAAATGCAATTCAACCTGAGTTGTTGCCGTATGCCTCGCAAATATTAGGCACTGCCCAAGGAGTTTATTCTGCTCAAGGCGCTACTGATCCTACTACGGGCTTACCTGCGGGTCTAGCGGGACAACTGCAACAAGTAGCGGGATTTAGTCCGTTACAAAACCAAGCGTTTAATAATATTCAGCAGATGCAGCCTTCGGCGCAAACGAACCAAGCTACTGGTATGGCAGGGTTAGCGGGGTTAGCCGCTATGAATATCCCTCAGTATACTGGGGCAAATGTTCAGCAGTATATGAATCCTTATTTGCAGACGACTCAAAATGCGGCTATCTCAAACTATGCGAATAGCTTACCGTCATTGGGTTCGGCTGCATCTCAAGTGGGTGGTCTAGGCGGGTCTCGTGAAGCCCTCATGCAAGCGCAAGCGCAACAGGGCCTACAAAATACTTTGGCTGGTAACGTAGCCAATGCGTTCCAGAACGCTCAAAACCAATTCAACACTTCTGTTGCACAGCAACAACAGGGCCAGAATACCGCGATTAATGCCGCCAACACTCTTGGCAATCTTGGATTGCAGAACTTCCAACAACAAGCTGGCATTAACACCGCTCTCTTGGGTGCTGGACAGTTACAACAGCAACAGCAACAGAACATCTATAATACGGGTGTCGCTAACGCGCAGTTGCAAGCTAACTATCCGTGGCAGCAATCTCAGAACTTTATGAACTTGGTACGTGGTACACCGACAGCTACTACGGGTACGACCACTTCTACGGCAACCCCAAGCATTGGAGCGAACCTCGCTAACCTCGGTCTTGGGTCACTCTTCGGAGTCGGGGGATAATTTATGATGCCATCTAACATGACCGCGATATACCAGCGCATTAAGCAGTTGCAATCGCAAGGCATACCACAGAACCAAATTGACGCGATCCTTAAAAATACTGATCCCACCGTCAATAGCGTCTCTTTGGAAGATGCTGAACGAATGATTGAGTATTCTAAAACTCATCCCGCAATGGTTCAGCCCCCTCCACAAGACAATGTAATCGTATCATTGGCTAAACAAATTGCTGCTCAAGATGCGGCTAAAAAAGCTGGTATTATGAATGCACTGCCGGGTCAGCAACCACTCCCCGGCCAACAACCTTTGCCCGGTAATGCGCCTATGCAAGCACAACAAAACCCCGGAATCGCTGCGCTGCCTGTGGCGAATGTAGGCAATCAGAAAGCTTATGCGTCTGGTGGTATCGTCGCGTTTGATGTTGGTGGTAATGTTGAAAGTCAGATGATTGAGGCGCGTATGTTAGGGGCGCAAGGGACTCCTCAAGCTTCTCAAGCTATGCCGTGGGAACAACAGGAAAATGCGAATTTAGGTGACGTAGATTTTGCTGCGGCGCACGGCGGCCCTGTTAGACATTATGATGTTGGTGGTGACGTTTTTGATAGTAGGCGTTTATTCGGTGGAATAGTACCTACCCCCTATTCTGACTTAGCTTTCGGCCCACAAATAACTTTACCGGCATCTTCAGCGCAAGATCAAACTGAGTCTGTGACCACACCTCCGGCTCCGTCAAATGTTGGTATCGCTGGAAAGCATCCTGCTAATGTTCCTCAAGATCAGTCATTCAATCAATGGCTACAACAACAGCAAGCCAATTTAAATAATTGGAAACCTAAAGATTACACAAGCCTAATGACAGAGATGCAAAATGCTCAAGGCTTCCCTGAACTACGTCAACACGTGGTAGGTCAATTAGGTAACGCCCATGACATCGCTCAAAGACAGTACGACATCGCTAATGGAAAAGGTGCGGCTGCGGCGGGTATGGAAGCCGGTATGGTAACTGCCGGTGCTAATGGTATGAGTCCTAACTACGCAGGGCAGGGTCTTGCTAGTATTTTGGCGACGATGAATCGTAATATTGCGGGTCGGTCTGCTGCACAAGCGCAAGCTGCTAAAGACCTTGCTGGAAGTCAACTGTCCCTTACTAAGATGGATATGGACTCTACGTTGGCAGACGAAGCCAACCGACGCAACGATATCCGTTACGCTATGGGACTGACCAGAGAAGATATGCGGGATCACGCTACGGAGTTGAACAACTATATTGGGCATAGAATCACTTTACAAGGCGTTGAAGAAAGTGCTGCTGCAAGAAGGGATGCTGCTCAGGCTAGAATTGAATCGCAGCAAACGATGAAGTCTATTTATGAAAATCCTGTAACGCTACAACAACGAGCAGTTTTGGACTCTCTGAATAAGAAGTATCCAAATGATCCGACTAAAGCGTTGCAGGAATACTACAACACAACCCCACAAGGTAAAAAAGTTGATTTAGAGGCTCAAAAAACTTTAATGAATGATCCTGAATACAGTAGGCAGTATGCGACATACAATAACCTTAATTCGTCCGATGCACAAAAAGCTACCGCTGTGCGTATAATGAGGGAAAGAGCGCAGCGATTACAAGTGGATGAAAATTTAGCAGTGCCGGGTAATTCGTTAGCGTTCCCTACTGGTAGCCCATACGAGATTCCATAAGAGGGTATCGTGCCTTATAACATCTATCTGCCGAATGGTGATCGTGTAGAGAATATACCGGACGAAGTATCCCGTGATGAGGCGATGTTACGTCTACGCAATGCGTATCCTCATGCGTTTCCCGCGCCACACGAAGAGACAGTAGGTGGGGCTTTTTTAAAAGGGTTTCGTAAAGCTGGGGCTGATTTACAAACAGCCTACGGGATGGCTACTGAAGATTCTCGACAGGCTGCGATTGAGGCTTTAGAACGTAACCGAGAGATTGAAGAAAAGTACGGTACAAGTCCTGAGTTTTCTGACGTATCCGGTAAATGGAATAAGGGTGACTATTTAGGCGCTTTAGGCGAGGCGGGGAAACAATTCGTCAAGGCTAGTGGTGAAAACCTTCCTGCTATGGCTGGTATAGGTACTGTTGGTTATTTTGGTGGGCTACCCGCCGCCGCCGCCGCTGCATACGCCATGCGCGTTCCTTCTGGATTCGCGGCTCAAGCCGAATCTCAATTGGCAGAGGGTAAACCTCTCGAAGACGTAAGCAAGGCTAAATCCTTTGAGTATGCGGCTCCAATGGCTGCGCTTGATGTTGTATCCGAGCTTGTACCGATGGGTCGAGGTGTTGTAAGCAAAGTATTTGGCCCTGAAGTTGCAAAATTACTGGAAAGAGGTGCAACTGCGGAAGCTGAAGTTGCTGCTAGAAGTAGATTAGCGGCGGGCGCTATCGGAATGGGCAAGAACCTTGCCGTTCAAGGCGTAATACAACCCACTGAAGTAGCCCTACAACGTGCTGAGAACGGACAAGATCTATTAAGCAAAGACGCTTTAGAATCCTACGGCGCTTCGCTTTATCAAGCAGGATTACTGTCACCTTTAGGTATTTATGGTGGTCTATCTGAACGTAGCGCCGCTAAAGCTAGATTAGCTAAAAAAGCTAAATTAGCTAAAGAAACTATGGCATTTAGGGTTGATCCTGATACTGGTGAAGTAGTACCGCCGAATGAAGAAGCGCAAGCTGCATCGCAAGAAGCGGTCGAACCTGTTAAACCGCCACCTGTAGAAACAAAACCTGAGCAGGGCGATTTATTTGAAGAGCCAGCCAAACCCGTTGAAGCTGCGCCCGAACCTGCTGCACCGCAAGAAGCGGTCGAACCTGTTAAACCGCCACCTGTAGAAACAAAATGGGCGTTCTGGCCTGAGCAGGGCGATTTATTTGAAGAGCCAGCTACGCCTGAACAACCTGCTACGCCTGAACCTGCTGCTGAAACCCCTGTTGAGCAACCGAAACCAGTGCTTGATGATGGACTTAAACAAAGGATTAAAAGCAAGTTCTCCGATCTAGTTCGTTCTATAAATATGTTAAAGCGAGAGGGTTGGATTGACTCAGATAAATCTAATGATTACTTAGCCCAGTTAGCGAATATAAGACTTGACGCGACTTCGCTTAAAGACTTTTTGCCTTTTGAAAGACAGATCGCAAAAGACTTCGGGACAGCTAAAAAAGTCTCCGATGAAACCGTTAAGGTACGACCTTCTAGGGATGAGGGTGAACCCAGAGCGTTAACTGGGCGTGACTTAAGTTATTCTGAAAGCGATGTGACTGATGGAGTCACAGGGTCTAGTACTGTTGAAGATGTAGAAAACAAAATTAGAAGCGAGTTTGGTATTCACGGTGATCGACTGCTTGATAGCGGCAAGGTAACAGTAGTACCGGATGTAGATTCTCTGCCTCCTCGTGAAGATGGATTAGACCATCCAGAAGGCGCTCGTGGTGCTGTGATTGGAGATAACGCATATATCGTTGCTGGCAATATCGGCGTTGATGAAGTTAAAAGCGTCATGCTCCACGAGGTCGGAGCGCATATTGGTTTAGAACGAATGATACCCGCCGACCAATATCAGCGTATTCTGAATGATGCAGAAAAAAGAATTCAGAATGGTGAAGAACCTTTTGTTAAAGCCCGCGCCCGTGCAGATGCTGTGGTAGATGCAAATGATCCAGATCGTGAAGACACTGTGCGTAGAGAAACGCTTGCATACCTGATCGAGAATCGACCAGACTTACCGTTTGTAAAACGAATCCTAAGTCAAATAAAAGTAGCATTGAATAATTGGTCTGGCGGACGGTTGTTTAACCTCAACGCGGATGATTTGCGTACCGCAGCTATAGGGGCTTTACGCCGGGTGAGTTCTGCCGAAGAAGCCGCTCGACCTGATTCGTTCTATCGGAAGAATAATCCTACCATCAGTTATTCTAAGGCTGCTAAACAAACCGTAACCCGTATTGAGGATGCAGTGCGTGTCAATCTACCCGACCCCACTGATAGCATTTTAGGGAAAGCTAGAAGTATATTTTTCGGGGCAAGCAACCTGCCTACCATGTTAAGAAACGGTATCAATAGCTTCTTGAGTATCCATGACTTCGCTCGATTCTATGGCGATAAGGTTCCTGAGTTAAAAACGCTAGATGCGTTTCAAAATAACTTCCAGTATGAACTGAATGAAGGCAGGGAAAAGATAAACAAGAATATTAAAAACTGGATGTCTTTGCTGAGAGATGAAAAGACTGGCAAAATGAAGTTTGATAAAGCGACGATGAAACGCTTTATGTCTATTGCGTTAGACACTACCATTAACCAAGTAGAAGTCTTAGACACGCCAGAAAGAATTGTGGATGGCGTAAAGATCAACAGTCGTAAGGTCGCTCCTAAAAATCCACAAGAAGCTAAGATCGTACAAGACTTCAATAAGCTGCCTGAAGAACTTAAAAGAATCTACCGTGAGTTACGGGACGAGTACGATTCAAAAAGTGCTAAATACTTAGACGCTGCATCTAAGATGGGCGCTAGTGAACAGGCTATAAAAGCGTTTAGAGAGTCATACGAGAAGAACCGTCTGCAAGTCTACTTGCCTTTATTCCGTCGGGGCAACTACTGGTTATCATTTGAAGATGCCGATGGTCAATCGTATCGTATGGCGTTCCGTAGTTACCTAGAACGTGAGCAAGCAATGAAAGATGCTAAAGCTCAAGGCGCGGTAAATGTAACTAAATTCAAACGTCTGGAAGAACTAATCCAACGTGATAAAGAACGTCCACCAATGGGCATCCTCGGTGACATGATGAAGCTGGTAGGCGATAAAGCCGACCCGGGATTGCGTAATGCCATATACGAGACCTACTTAGATTACCTTCCGGCTTCGTCGTTAAAGCAAAGATTTAGAAGTCGTAGCAACCTAAACATTCTCGGTATGGAGTCCGACATCATCCAAGCCTACGCTCATGTTGGTGGGGCTATGGAAAACGCCTTGGCTAAGATTAAGAACTCTCCTAAGCAAGACGAGATAATGAAGTCGATCAAGGCACGAGTAGAAAGCTCGCCGCCTGAAGAAAAAGAAAAGCTGCAAGAAATGTATGCGTCCCTTAATGAGCAGGTGAACTTCTTTAATAACCCTCATTACAACAACCTAATCAGTAAGGCTGGTTGGTATAGCTACATTTGGGACTTGGCGGGTAACGCATCTACAGCAGTCGTGGCGCTTCTCCACTCACCTATTCTAGTATCACGGTTAGCCGCAGAGCATGGGTACGGCAAAGCATTTAGCGCCTTGTTAGATGCAACTACTAAATTCAAAATCCGTATGGGCGAGGATGACCGCACCACGTTGCCGGAAAACTATTCTGCTCTTGCCGAACGTGCGTTAAAAGAAGGCGCGTTGGGGTATCACATTGGTCGGGAGATGTTTGACATACGCGAGACTCCTATCGTCGATTACACAGGCATGAAGTCTAAAGTAACGAACGGTATGAATTACATGCTACAACTCGCAGACCGATTCAATCGAGAGGCCGTCCTCAAAGCTGCCTACGAATTAGAGTTGGCTAAAAATGAAACCACGCACGAGACTGCCACTGAAGAACAAAAACGCACCGCAGAAGAAGTAGCTATCAATCACGTTAAGGATGGTTACGGGTCTGCCTTTTCTCAAACTGGCCCCGCTATTAACCACAAGTTTATGGGTGCAGGTAGATTGGCTTTTACGTTTAAGCGGTTCGCCTTTGCCCGTCTTGCTAACTTAGCCAAGATGTTTAATACCGTATTCTCTGACCCTACAAAAGATTTAGACGCAACGCTTCAAGGTATGAAGGACGCTGGCAAGACTCCTGCCGAGATCAAAGCCTACGAAGATCATATCAGTACGCTTAAGGACAATTACCAAGCCACTCGCAAGATGGCTATGAAGACTTTGTTAGGTTATTACGCCACTGCATTTGCGATGTCGGGTGTGTCGGGTATGCCATTAGTAGGCGGGTTGAAATACTTGGCCCAGCTCCTCAGTGACGAGTTCGCTGATGCACCGCATGACATAGATGCCGAACTGCATGATCTCATGGGCGAGTTTATGTACAAAGGCCCGATAAATGCCTTGATGGGTATTGAGATGGCAGACCGTACGGGCTGGAACGATATGTTCTGGAAAGAAGAACCGAGTCACATGGCAGAGTCGTCAGCGTTTGGTTGGCTGGGTGAACGTGCCTTCGGCCCGATTTATAGCCTAGCCTCAAAGAGCTATCATGGACTTCAGTTATTCAAAGACGGTCAGTTTGAGCGTGGACTTGAAATGGTCATGCCTACGGCAATAGCGAACGTAGCAAAAGCCTTACGGTATGCAAGCGAGGGCGCTAGAACAGAAAGCGGTCGGGTTCTGTCGGATGATGTCAACGGCTACAACGTCCTGATGCAAGCTATCGGGTTTGCTCCTACTAAGGTTAATGAACCTAGAGCGCGGCAAGAAGCTATGTCCGAGATGCAGAAGAAGTTAGATTCTCAACGCAATAGTCTTTTGACTAAGATGTACTCTGCCGAGGAGCGCGGGGATGCAGATGACATGACCAATGTATATGAGAGGATTTATAAATACAACGAGACGTTCCCAGACAACCCCATCACAGAGTCGGATATCGACCGTCATAGAAATACCATGCACAGCAGAGAGCAGAATGCAGTTGACGGATTCCAAGCCAAAAAGAAATGGGCAGGGTATTTAAGAGAAGAATACGGGGTTAGGGATTAATTAGTAAGCCAAACGCGAACGCCCAGAACACCATCTGTAACGTCACGCTTGGCTATGATCTTAACCTTGGAAAGTTTAGCCCGACTATAAGCGACCGCAATAATACGATCAGGGTTCATAGTCGGGATAAAGAAGCTCTGCCCTAACTCCATGTAGTCGAAAGGGAAGAGCCATACAGGTTCGTTTGTATTTGAATCAATCTCAACTTTCATTTTTAACAAAAATCTCGTCTGGAATCTTCTCTTTAAACATATACAAATGCACAGCCGATGTGCTGCTGCGTCCACCCCAGTTATCAGTCAAGCGCTTCTTGACCTTACCGACTAGGATACCTTTGTCCTTCATATGGTCTGCAAACGCTCTTGTATCAAGCTGCAACTTGCGTAGGTGTTCGTCCAGTATCTTTGTAGATACATAATACAGTCGGTTATCAACTTCTATGCGAGCCATCAATGCCAGCTTAGGTTCGACTATGACGTTACTGTCCTTGACCACAATCGTGCCACCCAAGTTCTGATTCTGAAACTCGCCTAGTATACTTTCATAATCGACATTGTTAAGTTTATTAGCGCCCTCTGTTTGCTCCTTCAGGTGTGAAAGTAGTACTTTATAGATGCGTTCTAAATCCCAATCAATGATGCCACGCTCGACAGCAAGTTCGCCGCCAGCAAATGATACTGACACTAAATGGTCGTAATATCTATAACTCGTGTCGTGACCAAAGTCCTTCTGGAATCTTATCTTCCACTTCTCTACCCTGCGTTGGATTTCCACGTCGCCGACTTCAAATAGGTACTGGATGTAATCCGGCCCAGCATGACCGTAATTCAGTCTCATGGGTTCAATGATTTGGGAAGGTAGCGTAGGGTCATCGGTAAACGGTTTCGGCTTCCGATAATTAATGTCTATGAGACGCGCTAACTCACCATCTGGGTTGGCCTTGTTAGTATTCAGTTTAGCAATCAAAGATTGGTTAGACGTTAAGAACGCGATCAGTTGGGTTTCAGTTGGGATGTCCCGCAGTGCGTCAGATGACGCCTGCATACGCAACTTGCTCTTTCCGTCAGACACTTTGTGTATAAGATCGGATACTTCCTCTGGAGGTCTGTTTGAGGCTTCGTCCAACGGCATCATAATGTTTTTAAGGTTGACCATCCATTGGAGCAAAGCGTTGTCCGTAGCAGAGGTTCTTTTAGTTCCCGACAAACTTAACTTCTTAGGCTCACCGAATAGGCTAGCGCCGCAAAACAAAGATCCTGACTTACCGATACCTGTGCCACCAGTAAAGCAAACTGATACACCATTGATCGGTGTGAATCTAATAAGGGGCGAACCTAGACCGCACAGCAAAGGCAAACAAAAGAGTTCAAGCCCCTCCTTGTTCATCAAAGCCGCGCCACGCTTCCACTCGTCGTAGCTGCCTTCCTTTACCAATATCTTCGACACGCCTAACACAAAGGCAGAAGCAGCGGTACGTTTAGTAGTTCCATCTCTTCTATACTCTGTATTGCCAATGACGAATCCATCCTTGTCATCCGTCCAGCCCATCTGCTTACGCATCTGTTCAGCTTCTTTCAAATTCAACATATAAGTTACCCATAGGTTGATGTAGTTAACCATGTGGTTAATATCTTTAGGTTTAAAATTCACACCAATACTTAAAACCAAATCCCTAACTTTGTCCGGAGACTGCGATTGTCTTACTGGAATCTGTAGATCACGGGGAGGGTCATGCGGCAGAATATGACGCATTAAAAGAATCTCACCATTCTGAGGGTCGTACATACGTTTGATTGGAAAGAAGTCGTGCTGCCAAATCTCTTTGACTTCCTCTTCCTTGATGTATATACCACCGTTCTTGCCACGTACATAAGGGAATAATTGTTTTGGAAAACTATCAATGACAGGATTTATTGAAAGGTCATCATCAAACTCGATGGGTTCATCTGATGCCTCCGCCTCTTTAAAGTGCTTTCCAAAATACAATGGGTTTGTAATCTTGCCTTTAAACGGACAGCCTTCACACCCCTGCGGATTACGTGACGCAAACACTTCGCAGCTATGCGGTTTACCGTAAGTCTCATTTGCCTTACGCAGAGTTTCTTCAGCGTCGTAGGCAGGGTACTCTTCAGACAGTTTATGTATTGCCTCTTCCCAATCGTCACAGTGCCGCGCAATTGACAAAGCCGAGTGCCACAACGGTTCAGGTAACGTCGCTGCGTGTTCGATACAATACCTAATCTGTTTACAACCCTTGTCATCCTTAAAGCTGTTAATAACAATCTGATCGAATAACGTCTCGTAGTTAGGTGAGTTATAAATAGACGAAGTATCTTCATCTAAACCTTTCTTAGCCTCACTAAGAATACTAGCCAGCGACTTAGTTAAGTTTGGTTCCCCAACTATCTTTGTTATATCTTGTAAGTCATGCTCTTCAATGTCGGCGACTAGGAATCTCGTAGGCAGGGGTGGGTCAGATTTAAAATTAAAGGTATCAGGGCAGCGCATAATCCGAGACACATCCGCAGTAACGGATGGATCAATCTTTATATGCTCCATGCAGTATGCTTTGAATTTCTCAGCGTACTGCTTCCATTCCGCGCTAGGCAGGTCGGACTTCAAGGCCCAATAAGCGTGTATGCCATTCCCAGAATCAATGACTACGGGAACAGGAAGTCCAGAGCTGTCTACAAAATTAACAAGAGCTTCTAAGGCTTCGTCCTTGTTAGAATACTTCTGCGGGTCATCGCCCACATCAAGATCTATAAAGAACGACTTAGCGTAAGCTGCGTTATCACCCTTGCGGCTATACCCGTTAAACGTGTTAGGTGCTACGAATACATTGTTATTTCCTTCTACCAGTCGATCAATCTTTTCAATCAGTTCGTCGATGCTCTCGGCAAAGTGGTGAGTTACCTTTCCACCCTTTATAGCTGCCGCGCAATAAACTCCCTGCCCCGATAAAATCTTTTCATAAAATTCTTTTTTCATAACCTTCAGAGAAAAAAAGACGGCGTAGCCTTGACTACGCCGCCAAGGGGGGTATACATTAAAGAGCGAATGAATCCATAAACTGTTTGATAGCTTCTCGATTCTTTTTACGAATGTCGCAGCCATTAAACCATCTATAGAGCGTCATTCTTGTTACTCCTAATTCCTTTGAGACGAAATCAATACTTAGCTTTTTCGCTATGCAAAACTTAGCAAACTTGACCCCGAACGAATCGGGGTCGCCATTCTTAACCGTCTCTAAAATTTTCGGACTATAACCTTTAGTCATTACTTACCTTTCTTTCCCCATTTCTTGAGGACATCCGGCACATCATCAACAGTGACTTCTTGTTTAGGGGATTCACGTAAAACAGGTTTGTCCTCAACAGGTGCAGACGATTCTACTACCTCTTCAGATTCGTCGTCGCCACCATCTTGCTGATACACGTTCAGCTTAACAGCGCGTTCGGCTTCTTGAGACTTCGACTGTTCGACAATATCACTCAGCACGTCTTCCGGCACGGCTGCGATAGGCGCAAACTGTAACTTCGGAACCGGAGAGTTAATATCAAAACTTGCCTCGGTGATTACTCGGCTTGCGCTGATATTGTTGCTTGCCAACATCTGAACGTATGCACGGAAAGGCCATTTGCCGTCAGCCTCTTTGCCGAATACAGAGGTTGGGGGAAGGACTAATTGCATTACATCCCCTGCTGGGTCGTGTGGTAACACAACCGCTGTACGCCATTGCAAGCGACAGGCAGAGCCTTGACCGTTAGCTGCGCTACCCTTGATAGACATTGGGCATTGTTCGCAGGTTTTGGCAATGGGATTCTTAACTTCGGCATCAGGCACTTTGCTGTCGTTCGACCAACAACTAGGCGCTACT